GTTCTTAATACCAACTACCTTTTCAGAACTTCCGCCGATCACGACTTTACCGTTCTTACCTGCAATAGCCATAATTGTTCCTCCTATTATTTTTCATTGAAAAAGAATTCAAATTCGAGACTCGACATATACTCTCCCATATCAAATTTGAGAGACGTATTTGCGTTGTACTCGTAATCGCTTTTGATAAATACGGCTTGAATAAACAACCCGCACATATCTCCGTGGAAATCCTGGAATGCTCGTTTCAACATTCGAGATAATTCCCTTGTTCGTTTATAGGTCGTGTCATGGCAAACGAACTGAATCGTCTGCTTGACAAACCCTGTATCCCCTTGTAAAGCGGAATCGTAATTCGCTATAACAGGCGAATAAACAATCGCTGGAAGGGGTTTATCTTGCGGAAGAAGAATGGGATAAACTCGTCCTTGCACTCGGTCTTGGATTTCCGTTATTCCACTCAAATACTCGTAGAGCGCTTGACAAATATCCTTCATTCTTACCTCCCCACCGCCTTGGAAATCACGTTGACAATTTCTCTGTTAATTTGGTCGATATTTTTATCCACCGCATTACGCAAAAAAGGATTGCCTGGTCTGCCCCTTGCACCAAGTTCGACATGCGTTCCATATTGGAGCGATTTATCGTAGTCAACTTTTACAGTTGCCTTCGTTGCCGTTGCTTTCATTTCCGTCAAATCAAGGCTTGCTTTTAATGCGCCTGTATCCACAGGGCAATTCTGCCGAGCATCAGCAAGTGCTATCTTCCCACCTGCCTTTGCCCCCTGCATAAGCACGTCGGATGCGTTCTCTTCCATCGCTTTTAATTCCTTCACGATTTTATCCGCACCTTCAATACCAACCTTAACCTTCTTCTGCTTTGCTGCATAACCCATCGTTCACTCTCTCCTTGCAATTTAATACCGTAGCCCTGTGCGCCGTATGACTATCAATTACGCCAATAATCTCGTACACGGTGCCTTGATATTGGATTCTGTTCAACACGGTAATCTTTGGATTGTACCGCACGGTAATCTTTACAACGGTTTCCGCATTGACGGTTTGAGCTTGGAAAAATTCTGTTCCACTTACGGGTTCGATACTCGCCCAGAGTGTGTCCGTTATTTCCCACTTGCCTTCCTCACCGCCATACTCGTCGCGCTTGGTTTTATATTCCAAAACATCTATCCGCCGATTTAGTCTACCGATTTTCAAAACATTGTCCTCCTATACGCAAACAACATCCGACGAACTAAATCGAGTGTTTCTTTGATATCAACACCCGACTTTTCTTTCGAGATTTGCCTTTCTTCGTAGAGCGTTCCAACCAAAATCAACATTGCTTGGTGGATAGGTTCAGGTACTTCCTCGAATTCCGATAATTTTTGGCGTATTACGTCCTCGGTCAACGTTTGGGCTGTGAGAATAAGCGTGGAGATGAGGTTATCTTCCTCATCCCCATCTATTCGCAAGAACTCTTTCGTTTCCTTAAGTTCGAGCATAGCTTATCCTCCTTGTGTTAGGCGGTAGTCGTGCCACCTTTCTGTTGAAGAACCTTGACCGCTTCGGGAAGAATGAGTTTACCGTCCAAACGTTTGGAGGCAATGAACCCAACCTGCCCCGTGGTAGCGTAAAGTTCGTTCAATCTGCGGAAATTGATGCCTTGGCGGTCACCAATCCAATAGAACGAGAAATCGCCGAATGCGACCGTTTTGTTGCCCGATGCCACTTCAGGGAAGTAAGGCGAGGTGTAGATACGCTTGCCAAGCAAGGTCTCGTGACCGCCTTCGTGAAGTGCGGGTTGCCACAAATACTGACCGCTGCTGTCCTTCAACTTACGGATAACCTTCATCGTGCTGTCGTTCAAAAGCCATACTGCGTTCTTTCTGTATGCAGAATTAAGGCTGTAGAACAAGTCGATGAGTTCGTCTGCCGTAATCGCCGTTGCAGATGCGGTCGTTACGCCGATTTCCGCACCGCCCGTTGCAGAGAGAATACCCAAGGGCTTATTATCGCCATCACCCAAAAGGAACGCCTCTTCTTCCTTGTTGCCGATACGACGAGCGAACTCGGTCGAGAAATAACCTTCAAGGTCAAACGCCGAGTCGTTAAGAAGTTCTTCGGATACTTTAATAAGGGTCGTTACCTTATGCGCACCGATACTCTGTTGACCGAACGTGTCATCGCTTTCGTGGTAGGCTTGTTCCTCACCCGTCCACGCTGCCGTACCCTTCGTCGTAACGATAGGAATTTTTCTATCACCTGCGGAAGTCGTGAACGTATGCGCCAACTTTCTGACGATATTCTCTTCTTCAAGGGATTGAACGAGCGTATTTTCAAACTCGTCGGGTACAAGGTAGCCACCTTCGGAATCCGTGCCTTCTTGCAATGCGTTCTTCATTTCAACGGAAAGGGTATCAAAACCCGTTCTTTCTCTCGTCTTCTTCCAGAACGCCTTGTTGTAGGCTTTGGATGCTCTGCCCTTTTTTTCTTCCGCTTCCGTGGAAGGTACGTTCATAGGCTTTTCTGTAATGGGCGTATTGATGGGTTTATTCATCTCACGCTCCATTTCTTCACGGCGTTGCATACGCTGAATTTCGGTCGTCAGGTCTTTGAATTCCTGTTCCATTTCTGCGTATACCGCGTCGTCTTCTTTGGAAAGGACACCATTAACGCCCTTATGGGTATCAAGGAATCCATCCATCGTGTTCAAAAGTTTCTTGCGTTTTTCAATCATTGCGTTTAAAGTCATAATTTTTTCCTCCTTAAATGACCTCTTTAATTTGTTTGATTGCCTTTTTAAGATCGTCAACGGAACGCCCTGTTTCCTCAATTTGAGGTTCAGGCGCTTTGGGTATTTTCGCTACGACCTTGTTGATAAATGCGTTATTGACCTCTTTCCGAGAGAAGGCGAAACCAACGTTCAATCCGCCCTTTTTCTCGTCTTCCAAGAGACCATCACAGAAACCAAGTTCAAGTGCTTTATTTGCGTTCATCCACGTTTCCGCATCCATAAGGTGGGAAAGTTTCGCTCTCGATTGCCCCGTCTTGATTTCGTAGGCGTTGATAATGGATTCCTTGACTTCGTCCAACATCTCAATGGCTTTCTGCATATCTTCGTAATTGCCGAAAACCGCCGTGAGTGGATTGTGAATCATCATCATTGCCGTGGGTGCCATTAGAACCTTCGTACCAGCCATCGCAATTACCGATGCGGCGGATGCAGCGATACCGTCAATCTTGACCGTGACATTGTCTTTATAGTCCATCAACATCGAATAGATTTGACTCGCCGCAACACAATCCCCGCCAGGCGAGTTAATCCAAATCGTGATGGGGCCGTTCCCTGCGAATAACTCATCTTTGAACATTCGCGGGGTTACTTCGTCGTCAAACCAACTTTCCTCTGCAATCGTACCGTAAAGTTCAAGTACACGTTCAGTCGGTTTCTCGTGTCCGCTTTCGTCTGCGGTTGGAGACTGGTTCTTCCACTTCCAAAACTTCTTCACTACTGTCCTCCTCTTTTTTTGAATTTGCATAAGCCCCCGCCATACCAAGCGGTAGCATATTGCCGTTTACCAAATACAAATCCCCGCCTTTTTCTTCGGGAATTCGTTCCATGTTTTCGAGTTCTCGTATATCGTTTGCGCTCATCCAACCGTTTTGACGAGCCGTTGCATAACCTTCCATTCGGCTTTTATAATCGCCACGAAGCAACCCTTCCACGTTGAATTTAACGAACAACTCCGTTTTTTCGTCGATGGAAAATAACGCCCTTGCAAGCGATTGTTCCCACCGCACAAGCCACGGTTCAAGCGTATACTTTACGAACTCCAAGCTCTGCTGTTCAATATTAGAAAAGCTCGATTTTTCCAAATCGCCAACCATATGTGGAGGCACTCGGAAAATTCGAGCAATTTCATTGATTTGAAACTTTCTTGTTTCAAGAAATTGTGCTTGTTCTGGCGAAATGGAAATAGGCGTATATTTCATCCCTTCTTCCAAAACCGCCACTTTATTTGCGTTTGCCGAACCACCAAACTGGCTCTGCCAAGCATCACGCACTCGACTGGGGTCTTTGATTACGCCTGGATGTTCCAAAACTCCACTCGGCGCAGCACCGTTCGCAAAGAACTTTGCGCCGTATTCTTCGCAGGCAATCGCCATACCAATTGCATTCTTTGCCATTGCAATCGGCGAATACCCCACCAAACCATCGAACCCAAGACCAGGTACGTGAAGAACATCCTTCGGGGCAAGCGTTACAATGGTATTTTTCATCGTGCTTGCTTCTTCGCTCGTGTGCTGATACTTGTAAATAATCTTCCCGTTTTCATCCCTGTCAACGGTCATTTTGTTTGCCATCAAAGGGTACAACGCCACAACCTCGCCCTTGCCGTTGCGGATGATTTGCGCATACGCATTCCCCCAAAGCAAAAGGTGTGTCATCAACGTTTCCCTAAAAACAAAGGAACTCATTTCTGGGTTCGGCTCGTCGTGCAAAAGGTGATATAACGAATGGTCGGTTGCTTTTTCTTTACCGCCGCCGTCTTTATATCGATATAAGTGCAACGGCAAACCTGCCACCGCTTCCGCCAAAATTCTAACGCACGAATACACCGCCGTCATTTGCATTGCCGAACGCTCGGTTACAGGTTTGCCACTTGTTGAACCGCCAAGCATAAAGGTATAACTGCTACCCGCCGTTCGATTTTCAACCTTGGGTTTATCCCTTGACCGAAATAGGCTTGTAAACCACCCCATTTTTACCTCCTTAAATAAAAATCAGTCCACGATTGTCGTAGACCGATTCCGAATTATCGTTTCCACAGCGTATTGCTCTATCCAACGCCATAACGGTTGCAACTGCGCCGTCGATTTTTTCCGTGGACTTTTCTTTGTCCATCTTCACGTTCCCTGCTGGGTCAGTTCTCGCACAGACATTGTCCATCATCCACCGAAGAACAGGATGCCCGCTGTGAGCGAGCTTTCCTTCAAGTACGAGTTTCATCAACTC